AATTTCTAATGTCTAAATTCTTTGTCTACTCTGCTCGTCCGAGTGACGGTGCAAAAGAACTGGCAACTGCCCTTGACGGCAAGCGCATCAAGACTGAAGGCTCGACCTACAAGTCCAAGGCTTCTCACGTCCTTGTCAACTGGGGTAATTCTTCATTGCCCTTCAAGCCATTGGGGAAGGTACTCAATCCACCTGAAGCGGTTGCTTCTGCAAGTAACAAGTTGACTACCTTTCAACTACTGTCTCAGGAAATTTGCCCGCCTTGGACAGTTTCACAAGACGAAGCAGCTAAGTGGCTCGAAAGTGGTAAGACTGTCTGTGTAAGGCAGAAGCTTCGGTCATCAGGTGCTGATGGATTGGTCATCTTCGGCCCAGAGAACTTCAAGGAGTGGGGTACGCTCAGCAAAGCCCCATTGTACACCGAGTACATCAAGAAGGCTGCTGAGTACCGTATCCACGTCTACAAGGACATGGTGATCGACTACCAGCAGAAGCGTTTGCGTTCTGATATGCCGGAAGGGTTCAAACCCAACTACCAGATTCAGAATCTTGAGAATGGATTCATCTATGCACGTGAAAACGTACAGCCGCCAAAGGCAGTGATGGATAATGCTATCCGTGCTGTTGCTCAACTCGGTCTGGACTTTGGTGCAGTCGATGTTATCTACAACGAAAAGAAAAGCCTTGCCATTGTGCTGGAAGTCAATACAGCCCCCGGCTTGCAAGGTACCACCATTCAGTCTTACGCCAACGCAATCCGAGAGGACAAAGAACTTGTGTACAATTCTATTTCTGCCTAAGAACGTTCCAATCAAGGAAGATTCAATCCGTAACATGGTACTTAACAATCCTGACGGGTTTGGTCTTCTCTTCAAGGATACTGACGGCACTGTCAAACAGGTAGCTCGTGAGTTCTACCCTGACGGTACTGACCCCAATCGTGTCATTCACATGCTGAAGAAGTACAAGCAGTATGACCGCTTGGTGCATGTGCGTTACAACACGGTTGGGCACAGCAGTCTGGACAACACTCACCCGTTTGAAGTCTTCAACAACAAGAAGCGCACTGTGTACATGATGCACAATGGCACGTTGTACGACTACCGACCACAAGACGTGAGCAAGAGCGATAGCCGGCTCTTCGCAGAAATCTTCTTGACTCCATTGCTCAAGGAACACACTGTCAACGGTGACTATTACCGTGGTATGTTGCCGAAAGTGATTGACAAATTCGTTGCGACCCAGTCGAAGATTGTCTTGTGGGGTTCACATCTTGAACCATTGTTCATTGGCCCGTGGATTCACGAGAAAAACACTGATGGTTCGTACCATTACTCAACGTCCAACAATGACTACTTTACTGCCTTCAACCGTAGTCGGTCAGTAGAGGCCCGTAAGGTTGGTACAACATCAAATTTTTTGCCACATTATCAGAATACTGGGGCGCGGACTGGTAATGTTTCTTCTGTCTGGAATAGCGCCATGGGTAAATTCGAAGATGCCAAGGACCGGAAATTCTTCGATGATGACACGGAGGTCGGCAAAAGTGCTTCAGGTTTTTTTCCACACGGAAGGAGAGTGTCCATCTCTCCCGAAAGCAACGAAAGCAACTTGCGAAGCAGCAGCGCCTCCTTGGTAAACCGTGGACAAACGGTTCCGTTCAAATTTAAAGTCCCACTAAGTGACATCAACCTACAAAGAAAGCCGATCAAAGAAATGGTTGTAGAAGTTCTAGCACGTATTGCCAAGTCATTCGATGACATGGACGTTGAAGCCCTGTTCTCAACCGAGAGCTACGACATGCTCATGCACGTCACCAATGCAGAGTGGCTTGAAGTTGTCAAGAAACACCCGGAGTCAGTTGGTAATCTACTTACTCTTCTTGCTTACGGTTGTTCCGATCTTGAAACTGCTCTTGTTGTCGAACAACGTAAGTCTGCAAAACAACAGACAATCATCGACAATGCAGCAGTAAAGCTTGCTGAAGTCGGACTGAAGGTACAAGATGTCGCTGCGTAAAGTTGCTCCTGACCTCTTCAAGATTCTGGATGAACGTAAGAAACGAACGCCAGACCTTGAGCGGTTGAAGTACTTCGAAAACGTCTTGGTGTTTGTCTACGGCACTCTTCAGCGGGGTCACGAGAACTACAGAATTCTTGCTGAAAACTCAAAATACCTCGGTATCGGTCATACTGTATTGAAAAGTTTTTCAATGCATGATACACTGAATGGCTTTCCTATGGTATTTCAGGAAAATACTCCTGAGTTTCAGGGATTCATCAGGGGTGAGGTGTGGGCAGTATCGCCTGATACCCTAGCCCAAATTGATCGTCTTGAAGACAATGGAGGGTACTACAAACGCCAAAAGACTTTTGTCTGTCTTGACGAGCAGGTTGTGCCCTCAAAGGACATGATGCACCCAGTTGTAGATTGTCAAATCTACCTTGGTGTCACGCGTCACGAAGTGTACAAGCGTATGAATCGCTACTTCAGTAAGAACCACTTCCACTATCAGTGGTATCGTGCTGACAGTGACCGTTACCTAAAGAAAAATCCCTGATTTATGGGATTGACAAAAGGGTATCCTTGTGGTACCCTTTATTCCTTTAGTATATACACTTAGTGTATGTACTTTAGTTTATTAAAATACTTAAGCATATACTTAAAGAAGGATACCTAAAGTATGCGTTGCAGAATTTGTGATAATTCAGATGTTGGTTTGTCTATGTACCGTCCCGACCACGGGTACAGTACCCACTACGTCAAGGTTGGACCGGTTGACTACATATGTTCAGCGTGTTATGCTGATATTGTTCCCGGTGATTATGCTGATGTACTCGATGAAGACTTTGACGAAGAGGATGACGAACTATAACTGAAATCAAACAAGCCCACCTACCTTGTCCATGTGGTAAGAGTGGGGATGCATACACAACATACAAGGACGGACACGGTTATTGTTTTTCAGGTAATTGTTCAAAGCCATATTTTGCAGCTAAGGAAGAAAAAATAGAATTTATGGAGAAAAACGTTCATTATGCGCATCTCCCTGCAAGGGGTATCCGCGAAGATGTTATTAAATTTTACAATATTTTGACAAAGGTTCAGGACGGCAACCCTATCACATGGGGCTTCATCTACCCTAACGAAGCCATCAAAAGCCGCCAAATCTCCGAGAAGAAATTTCAGACAGAAGGCCCTATAGCAGAGGCAGGATTGTTTGGTCGAGACAAGTTTAACGCCGGCTCAAAGAAAAGTGTCACTATCGTAGAAGGCGAATGGGACGCACCATCTGTTTACCAAGCCCTAAACGGCAACTCTGCTTGTGTGTCTGTCCAGTCCTCTAGTTCAGCCTTGCGTGACTGCAAGAGGGACTTTGAGTGGCTCAATTCATTTGACAAGGTTGTCCTTGCGTTTGATGGTGACGAGCCCGGTCAGAAGGCAGCACGACAAGTAGCAGCACTGTTTGACTTTAACAAAGTTCATCACGTCAAGCTTGAGAAATACAAGGACGCGAATGAGTTTGTAGAACATAAAGCTGAGCACGAGCTGGCCGAAATCTGGAAGAATGCGCGTAAGTACACCCCAGACCACATTATCAATACCTTCCAAGAGATTCAGGAGAGCCTCAAGGAAGCGCGAGAAGAGACGATTGGTACTTATCCTCATCCGACCCTGCAAAACGCGCTGTACGGGCTCCACAGAGGCGAACTGATAGTGTTTAAGGGCATGGAAGGTATAGGTAAGACTGAAATCTTTCGTGCAATCGAATACCACCTTCTAAAATCATCCACTTCCTTGCGAATTGGTATGGTCCATTTGGAGGAAGACAAGAGTACAACCATCAAAGGAATATCTACTTATGAACTTGGCATACCTTGCAACCTACCTGACGCCGGGGTTAGTGAAACAGATGTTTTCAATGCCTACAAGAAAGCAGTTGGAGACAACGAAGACCGACTGTACATCTACACAATGTTCGGGGGAGACGACCCGGATGATGTGCTTGAGAGCATACGGTTTCTAGTAACCAAGGGTGGTGTTGATGTTGTCTTTCTGGACCACATTACAATGCTAGTCACTGGCAACGAAAACGATGATGAACGGCGTAAGCTAGACTACATCAGTACCAAAATGAAGAAGATGGCTAAGGAACTACGGTTCTGCCTTGTCATCATTAGTCACGTGAACGACGACGGTAAGACCCGTGGCAGCCGTAACATTACCAAGGTTGCTAACACTGTCATTCATATGAGCCGTGACCTAACGAGCACTGACGAACTCACACGTAATACGTTGGTGCTAACAATCGAGAAGGCCCGCCTTACTGGCCGTACTGGCCCCGGTGGACGATACTTCTTTGACACAAGCAGTTACACATTGAAGGAGCTACCTGATGTCTGAAATATTTGTTATCAGTGATACACACTTTGGGCATGAAAACATTATCAAATACTGTGGGCGACCATTCAAAGATGCAGAAGAAATGAATTGGGAGATTGTTAAACGCTGGAATAGTGTGGTAACCCCACAAGACAAAGTGTATCATTTAGGTGATGTCCATATGGGTGGTAAAAGTCGTGGGCAAATAGATCAAGTGTTGTCTGCTCTTAACGGACACAAACGTCTTATCCTTGGTAACCACGACAACGGTAAAGATCAATTGCTACTGAAACACTTTGAAAAAATATTAATGTGGCGGGCCTTTAAAGAATTTGGATTGTTACTTACACACGCACCAGTTCACGAGAGCACTCTACAATTTGGTAAATTTACAGCAGTAAATGTGCACGGTCACATACACCAGAATGCCAGCCCAAAAGGCCCTTATAAAAATGTCTCAGTTGAGGCAATAGACTACACACCAATAAACATCAAAACTCTATAGGAGAATTAAATGCCTGAACCTAAAATTACTGCAACACTGAAGAATGCCCATCTTATTACAGATGGCCGACGTGCTGTATACGTTGGAGAAATTTATGGAGATACACACAAACGTTGGGCGGACGGGACGTATATCCGCACTAGCCAAGTAAAACGTGAAGAAGGTGATCTAGTCTATACCTTGAACAGCGTTTATAAAATAGAGCCCATTGACAAGAATGAGGATTAAGGGTACTATGTTTTGTAGACATGTAGGAAGTAGCCCTTGAGAACAATCTTTTGTGACATAGAAACCGAAGGACTGGTTAACCCACAATACATCTGGGTTTGTGTCACTAAGGAACCCCGTCAAGACCCCCGTATATGGGTCAACCTACACGAACCGAATAATCAACAAGCGTTTATGGAGTACCTGAATGCTGAACCTTTTACTTTTGTCGGTCATAATTTTCTCGGCTTCGACCTACCTGTTCTACAAAGATTGGTTGGTCTTAGTAGCGGATGCAGTACAATTGACACTCTCATTTGCAGCCGCCTATTTGATTCTTACAATCATCGGACTCACTCCCTAGAGGATTGGGGTGTCCGTCTTGGTTATCACAAGATCAAGTTTGATGACTATAGTAAACTAACAGACGAAATGATTCGTTATTGTGTACGAGACGTAGAGATAACAGAACGCCTGTACAACCTCTACGCCCGCTACATTAACGACCCTGACTGGCAGACAGCCATTGAACTGGAACACGACACCGTACGGATACTACATGAAGCAAAAGAAAATGGGTTCGGCTTCGACTACGAAGGAGCCAAGGCACTACAAGCCGAGATACAAGTTAGAGTTGATGCCCTCGACACCATACTACAAAAGGAGTTTCCTCCTAGAGCTAAGCCCATCAGGGAAGTATCTCCGGTTCTTACTAAAGTCGGTAAACTACACTCGAAGGACTTCCGGTGGCTCAAAGATAAAAGCCCAGAGGAAAGTGGGTATGGGCCGTTTCCGTTCACACTTCTTGAGTTTACCCCCTTTAACCCGTCTAGTCCTAAGCAATGTATAGACCTCTTATGGTTGGCTGGGTGGAAACCTACAGAACAGACAAAAGGGTACAAAAAGGCACTAAGGACCGGAGAGGATACAAGCCACTATGAGCGATACGGATGGACAGTCAGCGAAGAAAACCTACGAACACTACCTGACAGTGCACCAGAAGCTTTTCGGTTCCTCGTTGAATACATCTCCCTCGTGCGTCGTATTAGCACTCTACAGGAATGGTTGGATGCTTATAATAGTACCACAGGACGCATCCATGGAAATATCAACCATATCGGTGCTTGGACCCATAGATGTTCCCATACTAACCCTAATCAGGGGAATATACCCGCAGTTCCACACGGACTGGACGCCCTTAGACCGGGGGCTCAATTTGCCGGAAGAATGCGCGCCCTTTGGAAAGCAGCAGATGGAACGGTCCTTGTGGGGGTGGACGCTGAAGGAATTCAGCTTCGTGTTCTGGCCCATTATATGGGTGACGACAGTTTTACTACTGCTCTCGTAAGTGGAAAGAAAGAAAATGAAACTGATGTCCATTCCCTCAACCGTGTTAAACTGGGTCGTAACATTTGTCAATCGAGAGATGCCGCCAAGACCTTCATCTATTCTTGGGTACTTGGAGCTAGCGCACCTAAGACGGCAAAAGTTTTGGAATGCTCAGTTTCGGAAGCGGTCATTGCCAGACAAAACTTCGTTGACGGTTATCCGGGGCTTAAGAAAGTCAAGGAAGAGATCGTCCCTACCGATCAATCAAAAGGATATTTTATCGGATTGGACGGACGAAAAGTAATATGTGACAGTGCCCATAAGATGCTTGCTGGTTACCTACAAAACGGTGAGGCAATCATTATGAAATGGGCAATGCGCCTATGGTACCGAAAGTTAAAGAAAGAAGGAGTTCCTTTTAAGTTAGTTGATTTCGTGCATGACGAATGGCAGACAGAGACACAACCAAAGTTTGCCGATTACATACTTAAAGTACAATCTTGGGCAATCGAAAAAGCCGGGATTGATTTAAATTTAAAGTGCCCTCTCGCAGCATCAGGCTCAATTGGGGCTAATTGGCGCGACACGCATTAACAAAAAGAAAGAAACACATTAATGGCAACTAAACTATTTACTATTGAAGGTGAAGCACTCTGGGCCAAGGTCCAGACTCCTGACGAGTACAACGGTATTGAAAAGTACAAGATCGGTATCATCCCAGCATCTGCCAAGGATTGGAATACCATCAAGGACAGTGGCCTCCGTACTTCTGTGAAGAAGGATACTGACGGCAATGAGTACATCACACTGTCTCGCCCGAAGGTTGGTAAGAAGAATGATGACGGTGAAGAATTTGGTGGTGGTCAGCCGCTAGTCATTGGTCCAGACAAGGAACCGTTTGCTAAGCTCATTGGTAATGGTTCTAAGGTAGAAGTCCTCTTTGCAACGTACGATACTCGTATGGGTAAGGGCCATCGTCTTGAAACTGTCATGGTAAAGGAACACGTTCCGTACGAGCCTATGGATGGTGAAGAAGATACTCAGGGTCTGTCGTGGAGTGATCGTCCGGGCAACAAGGCTGCGGAAGCCAAGAAGGAAGAGTCCGGTACTGTGCAGACCGCTCCTGTCGAGCCTAAGTTGCCATTCTAATGGATGACTTTGTAGGTGTACTGTTTGTAGTTATGTTAGCTACATTAACGGTACTTATTGTAGTGTCTACAATTGCATTTGTTGGTAGTTTAATTTATCTAATGTTTTAGTAATTGCGGGTGTAGCTTAGTCTGGTCTAACACCTTGCGCCACTAAACTCTGCTAGGTGTTTGTCCGAGCCTAGGCGGCGTAGAGCAGTAACTTCAGGTGTACCTAACACGTAGTAGTCTGCATCGGTCTCCATTTAAGGAAGTACATTGAAAACAATTGATACTCTCGTAGAGGACATCGGCTCGGTCCTAGTTAATAAAGTTGAGAGCCTTCCCCCTGAACTAACACAGAAGTTTGCTGAAAGTCTCAGCCAGCTTATTACTAACCGCCTGACCAAACAGGCAGACGAACGTCCTTCTGGTCTACGCATGAGTAACATTGGTAGTCCTTGTAACCGAAAGCTATGGTACGAGGTCAACCAGAAGGAAGATGCAGAACCTCTTCGTGCAGATACACTACTGAAATTCATGTTCGGTGATGTTGTCGAAGAACTTGTCCTGTTCCTTGCAGAAGTAGCCGGGCACACAGTTGAAGGTCGCCAAGATACGCAGGTTATCGCAGGTATTGAAGGTCATCGTGACGCTGTGATTGATGGTGTAACTGTTGATGTCAAGAGTGCAAATACCTTTGGCTTTAACAAGTTCAAGAATCATGGCCTTGAAGCTGATGATCCATTTGGTTATCGTGACCAACTACAGAGCTATGTACATGCTGGCCAGAAAGACCCAGTAGTTACTGACAAGTCTCGTGGTGCTTTCTTTGTGGTGGACAAGCAGCTAGGCCATATGTGCCTTGATGTACACCCCTACCGCAATCTTCCATGGGAACACATCTACGAGTTCAAGAAGAGTCTTGTGTCCCTTCCTGAGCCACCTAAGCGTGACTACCTACCTGAACCTGACGGTAAGGGTGGAAACACCAAGCTCGGTACGTTCTGCTCGTACTGTGTACACAAGAAGTCTTGTTACCCCAACTTACGTACATTCCTCTACAGCTCTGGCCCACGTTTCCTAGTGACTGTTGAGAATGAACCAATGGTACCAGAGGTCAATGGCTAATGGACAGACAAGGTGACCCTAAACTAAAACCACTAGACTGCAAAACCATTTATCGTTGCAAAAATATGAAAGAAACTTATTCTGACATGGAAATGGAACGCTACCGCTGTGCTGTTTGTGGTGCTTCCTACCGGCTAGATTATGATGAAATGAGGTAACGTGAAAACAAAAAAGATACTCCCGAAGATCGGTAAAAAGCGAGTTCGCAGTCAATTTGAATTCGATGTTTACAAGGCAATCCAACATGAACTTCCACGGGGTGCTGAGCTGACGTATGAGGACACGCGGCTCACCTACACTACAACCAAAGATTACATTCCTGACTTTACAATCACCAAGAAAGATGGTACTATTATTTATGTAGAGGCCAAAGGTCTTGGACGGGCATTCGACTATGACTCCCGTGTAAAGATGGAAATGGTTAAACTCCAACACCCAGACAAAGATATACGTATCGTCTTCATGAGCGACCGTCCCTTCCGTAAAGGTGGTAAGGTTCGTCCCTCTGACTGGGCTACCAAGCTAGGCTACAAGTTCTCTATCGTTACAGTACCAAAAGATTGGTTTGAAGAATAGTGCTTACATACTTTTTTGTTATCGCATTTGCTATACTTGTAATTTATTTAGTATTTGAATAAGGAATTTCTACTATAGAAAACGTAATAAGCTTTGAGACAAAACAACCACTCCCCGTTTCGGATGTTGAAGGAGTAGTGGCCACAGAAGAGATTGACATCCAAGCAGAAGTACTAAAAGCAGCCAGTGAAATCAAGTTTGATGACATGATGGTAATCGGGCGTGAGGCTGACACTGGACTAGTTCACTTTTACTCAATTAATCGTGAATACCCTTTTATGCTGTGGTTGCTGGAAAGTGCTAAACTTCAGGTAATGGCTCCGCAGAAACCTTTGAGAGATTAAATGGGAAACATCCATCTAGTAATTCCTGATCCACATGCTCACTACCGTAATCACAATGAACGGGCGGACTGGGTAGGAAAGCTGATTGTAGACCTGAAGCCTGATGTTGTCGTTAACATGGGGGACATGTTCGACATGCCCTCCCTTAGCGGCTATGACAAAGGCAAGAAGAGCTTTCAGGGCCGTACCTATAGGGCAGACGTAGATGCTGGACTTGAGTTTGACGAACGTCTGTGGGCTCCTATCAGAAAAGCGAAGAAGCGCCGTCCGAAGAGTGTCTACCTAATTGGTAACCATGACGAACGCATCGCACGTGCTGTAGAGTACCAGCCTGAACTGGAAGGTATGATCGGCTACAAAGACCTTAATCTAGAAAAGAATTACGATTTCATCGTGGACTACGAGGGTCGTACACCGGGGAGCATAGAAGTTGACGGAATCCAATACGCGCATTACTTCCCTAGCGGAGTTATGGGTCGTCCTATTGGGGGCGACGTACGACCGGCACACTCGCTACTATTGAAGCGTCATGTGTCGAGCACTCAGGCCCATTCACACACACTAGATTGGGCTATGCAGACTGCCGGTAATGGTAAGAAGATCATGGGCCTGTTCGCAGGTTGTTACCTTGACTACGAACCAGACTATGCTGGTAGCACTAACGACTTGTGGTGGCGTGGAGTCATCATCAAGCACAATGTAGGCGATGGGACTTATGACCCAGAGTTTATTAGCATGGCGAGGTTGAAGGAACTTTATGACACCTGAGCTACTCGACCGGCTTGCCGCATACCTAGAGGACAATTCACTTGAGAGTCTTCTAGAGCATTTTGACATGGACGCTGTTGAAGTAGTCCAAGCTTTGTTCGAGAATGGATTTCTTGACGAAGAACTCTTAGAGGAACTAATCTAATGAAGTCTATTTTTCTTGCACTGGGCTTGCTTCTGGCCTCAACAACTGTTAATGCTGCTACTGTCGGTGTTGAATTCCCTATTGGACAACGCTGTGAAGATGGTAACTTGCTTAAGGAAGAGAATGTACAGGCTCGGCAGTTTCAGAAATACACTGAAATTACAGATCAGGCACAGATTGAAACAATCATTGATGTTATTACGTCTGTTAAGTTTGACCAAGTACAGGGGCAGATTTATCCGAATGTAGAAGTCAAGAAGATCGGTGTGATGGAAGCACCATCTGGTACTCTTCTTGTTGTCTTTGCTGACAAGGATAACTGCGTTTGGTCCTACTACGGTTTCAGTGATGAAGACAAGAACATCTTCTTTAACGAAATTGCTAAGCGTGGTGCATGATGGCTAAGAAACCAAGAGACTACAAGAAAGAATATAGGGACTACCATGGAACCCCTGAACAAATCAAGCGAAGAGCCCAGCGTAATTCCGCCCGAGCTGCTGCCGTTGATTCAGGTGCTGCTTCAAAGGGAGACGGGAAAGAGGTTGACCATCTCGGAAGTAACCGAAAGGGTAAACTCAATAATAAGAGAGTACGAGTGGTTTCGAGAGCAGCTAACCGGAAACGCCAACCTAAACGAGACGGGAGTCAAGATTGAAAAACCTGTACATCGAGACTGAGCTAGATAACAACCACTACAGCCCACAAACTATTACACTAATGGATAATGGTACAGTTCAACCTATTGGTTTTGTACATTTTGAAAATAAGAAGGTAAAGAATGACAAACAGGCTACTCGACGGCCTATTCGATAACTATAACGAACAGCAGTTTATTGAACTACAAGGCCAGTACAATACTCTAGCTGAATGGATGAAGGCTACCTACCCGGAGGTTGATTTCCGGGTAGACTGGCACTTGAACCGTGTTAAGGGGTATCTGGAAGTAAAGAGTACAATCCTTACAGACCCGACCATGAGCCTTAACGACCGTCTGCTCCGCAGTAACAAGCTGGTCTTTACAGACGCCCAGTGGTACGACAAGGCTTACATGAGCAAGATCATCAGTGGTATTGTTCCCGGACTAAAGAACAGCATCAGCAAATCCATTAATGAATGGTATCGAGTACAAAAAGCAAAGGACAGTATTCATTGAGCATTTTTAGACACAAATACAGCGAAGACATTTTTAACAAGCGATACCGACACGACGGTTGCGAGACATGGGAGGCACTCGCCAAGACAGTTACTAACAGCGTTGTTGGTGATTATGTAGATAAGGAAACCAAGGATGCTATCGAGAACGCAATTGCCAAAATGTGGTTTATCCCCGGTGGACGGTATCTTTATTACGCCGGACGGCCTGTTAAGTACTGGAACAATTGCTACTTGCTCCGCGCCGAGGAAGATACTAGAGAAGATTGGGCGAATCTCTCGTGGAAGTCGGAGAGTTGCCTTATCACAGGCGGAGGCATTGGCATTGATTACAGCGTGTATCGACCAGAAGGAGCACTTATTGCCCGCACTGGTGGAACAGCTTCAGGGCCTATTCCTAAGATGCAAATGGTCAACGAAATTGGACGCCGTATTATGCAGGGAGGTAGTAGGCGCTCTGCAATCTACGCTTCACTCAATTGGCGACACCAAGATGCACAGAAGTTCCTGACAGTTAAGGATTGGGACAGCTACCCAGTTGGTAACACTGGGCAATCGTATGCTGACATCAAACGTCAGGACTTTGACTTCCCTTGTCCATTAGACGGTACTAATATTAGCCTTAACTACGATACTGACTGGTTGCTCAAATACTACGCAACTGGCGATACTGGTGACACTTTCAAGAAGAATATCGCGCAAGCCATGAAGAATGGTGAGCCCGGTTTCTCCTTCAACTTCTTTGACAAGGAAACGGAGACACTCCGCAATGCGTTAATTATTAGCGCCATTATACTGTAAGGTGTAATGCAAACTAACCTAAAAACAGGGAAACTCCTGAACGGACAATCCTGTGCCAATTCAGTATTGAAAGGTGCAACGACTATGAGTATTAATGAAAAACAACTGAGCAAACTTCTGTATTACTTTTCGGGTTTTGACGGGGGTGTTTACCCTTCAGGAAAAAACTCAAGGTTTGTTCTAAATATGCGGGAAGAAAATAGTGATTATGTGGAATGGGTGGAATCAATAATTAACACTTTCACCTCGACACATAAACACAAAGTAATCCAACGTGGTAATCGCTCACCACTCGTGAACTTAACCTCAAAGGCACATCCTAAGTTTTCTGTAATCCGTGAGAGACTTTACACGCCAGACAATAAGAAAATTCTGGACCCTCACCAACTTACATTACTTGACGACGAAGCACTAGCTATTATATTTATGGCAGATGGTGGTACTTCGTTAGACAAGGGAAAATACCCTGAGATTAAGTTACACACTAAAGGATATAGCTATTTTGATAATCTTGCCTTGAGTAAGGCCATTTACGAAAAAACAGGTGTTCGTACTACAGTACAGAAACATAACCAATACTTTTTTCTACGTGTCAAAACAGCAGACTTGAAGCTTTTTATTAAAACTGTTTCACCTTTTGTCCTTCCTAGTTTTTCATACAAACTCGAACGGTTAGCCCCAGTAATGGGTGATGATATAGTCTGTGCTGTGCAGGAATGTACAGAGATTAAAGGAAACTCTTAATCATGCAAAATGCATTAACAAAACAGGTACCGAGGTTTCATCCTCTGACGACAGTGATGTATGTAATCTGGGCTCTCTCAATTTTAGCCGCATTCCAGACCTCGCAACACTATCTAGCGTCGTTGAACTTGCTACTATTTTCCTTCTTTGTGGTACACTTGGAGCTGACGTTCCTTACGGTAAGATCAAAGAGGTTAGGGAAAAGAATCGACGCTTGGGCCTCGGCATCATGGGCCTACATGAGTGGCTTCTTCAAAGGGGATACAAATACGAAGTAACCCCAGAACTCCACAATTGGCTCTCTGTCTACAAAGGCGTATCCCGTGACGCAGCAAACCACTTCTCTGATAAGTTTTCTGTATCTCGGCCTATTGCTTGTCGGGCTATCGCACCTAACGGAACAATCGGCGGTGTCGCTGGTACGACTACTGGGATCGAGCCTGTATTCGGTGTGGCTTATAAGCGCCGTTATCTATCTGGCGGCACTAAGCGCAAATATCAGTATGTGATTGAACATGCTGCTCAGGACCTTATTAACCTATATGGTGTAGACCCTGACAGTATCGACAGCGCATCTGGTCTTGCAGAAGATATGGAGCGTCGTCTTAAGTTCCAAGCTGATGTCCAAGACTATGTAGACATGAGTATCTCTTCTACCATTAATCTGCCTGAGTGGGGTAGTGAGCACAACAATGAATCACTGGTTGATAATACTGCTCGTCTTGTTGCCACTTATGCGCCTCGTCTGCGAGGTCTTACTTTTTATCCTAATGGTGCTCGTGGTGGTCAACCTCTTACTGTAGTTCCTTATGCTGAAGCTAAGGCGAACATCGGCAAAGAGTTTGATGAAGGTGACTTTGTGACTAATGATGTCTGTGACTTGACAGGCGGAGGCTTTTGTGGAGCATAACTATGCGAACTAAGAACCACGTAATGTTTAAAGAGCAGGTCTTTGACAACTACGATGATGCAAGGGTCTGGATGGAAGGGTATATTAAGGACCCAGCCATTGACGTACACGCAGCCTACCTAGAGACTGATGATGAATTCAAAGGTCGTTATTGGGAAGCCACTGTACGATTCTCTAAAAGAGGGGGTGCCTAATGGCCCCCTCTATGTACCCTAAACTTCTTGAAAGCCGGAAGTTCCGAACACGGGCTGAAGCAGAAGCATTTGCAGATAAACTAAAGGACGAATACAAACTCAGTGCAGGTATGTCACTGAAGAAAGATATCAAGTTCAACAATGACACAAAAGAATGGACAGCGATGATCTACGTAAGGATGCCAGCATGAACCATATTGAAATGGAAGAAGTGCAGTTGCATTTACCCGGTATGTCCCCGTCTTGGTTCGCAGACAATACAGTGTACCCAAGGACTGGTGCAGTTGACGTAGCAGCCTCTATGAAGCAGGTAGGTGGTGACCACTACAAAACTATGGGTATTCAGCCTAGTGACTTTATTGATTCAAACAAGCTTGGTTGGTACGAAGGTAATGCAGTTAAGTACATCTGCCGACACAAAGTAAAAGGCGGGAAGGAAGACCTCCTTAAAGCTATCCACTACCTTGAACTCGCATTGGAGAAACACTATGCGTAATACACTTATCTCTGCTCTAAATGTACTAGCTGGCGACATTCACGATGACTCTACCAGTGCCGGTTGGTGGGACGATGGTGACGACAAATACGTACTAGGCACTAAGCTGATGCTTGTTGTATCTGAGGTTGCTGAAGCCATGGAGGGTCTGCGTAAGGACCTGATGGACGATCATCTCCCTCACCGCAAGATGGTGGAAGTTGAGACTGCTGATGCAATGATTCGTCTGCTGGACTTTGCGGCGGCATTGAATATGGATATCGGTAGTGCAGTCTTGGAAAAGATGGAGTACAATCGTAACCGTCTAGACCACAAAAAAGAAACCCGCCAAGCGGCAGGTGGTAAGCAGTTCTAATGGGTAACCCGATCGCCCACGTAACATATAAACCAGACAAGAGACATTATGAGATTGTCATTGGTGGCGTTTTTATGGTGGTGACAGAAGAGGACATAGAGAAGTTTCCTAATTCCGTATTAGTCTGTTATGTCCTAAGCAAAGTAGCCGAACAACAGAAGTGCAGACAAAAAGAAGGGGGCACTTAGCCCCCTTTTTCTATAGGTATGGTTTAGCCCACGCCGGTATAGATCGGCCATGGTGGTCTGGACCCCAAGCTCGTCGTTTACCCTTATCTATGTGGATAGAGTTAGCGTAAACCCCAATACCATTGAAGCCAGCCTGACGAGCCATCTGGATAAAGCGCTGACGCTTCTTAATGCTCCAAGAACTTGCATCAATGTCCACTGCATTACCATGGATATGTTGGCTCTTCTTGGCACCCCCTGCACGAGCATTACGTGCTTTACCCCTATAACCACTTACAACTGGTATAGGCTCACCCCAGACACTCTGAAGGTCAAGCAGACCCTGCTTCATGGCCGGACGAAGGTGTTCAATGTCTGGTGTGTATCCACGTTTATTAGACGTGTTGATCTCTCCCAAATCCCCCCGAGCTACCTTACTAGAATTACCTAGACCACCCATCATAAGAGAGGCAGGACGCATGGAACCATCCTTGTTAACAGGAATGCCACGTTCAGGGCCTTGCTTGAACTCACCTTGGAAGTCCTGTACAGCATCACCGAAGGACTTACCATCAGTCACACTATCCCTCATCTTCTGAAGGAAGCCGTCTGGCAACTGTCCTGCTGGTTCTGTCACAGGCGAGCCCAGTTCCACTCCACCGTTCTTGAAGTCAGGTTGAAGTGTATTGGACGGAAGCATATCCGGCTGTGGTTCACGCTCCTTGTCGCTCTCTGTAGCAGAGCTGATCTTGTTGTACAAGGACCAGAGTAGAGTATCCTTCTCCCCTGCGTCTACGTCAATGGCAAGGTTCTTGATGACTGCCTTGATGGCTGCCGTTTCATTTCCGCCACTGGCTTCGATGATAGGGCCCAGTGTAGCAAAGACGGTGTTGAGCGCATCCTTGCCTTCTGACATCTTCTTAATCATCTTGTTGTTCTGCCACGTAGCAAGCACAGGATCATTCTTTGCACTAGCCGGTGGGTTGAACTTGACGTTCAGACGATTAGCCTTTTCGTCATACTCGACATCAATGTACTTAGCGTAGACAATACCTTCCTGCATGTCACCAGCCATACGACGAATCTCAGGGATGGCACTTACACGGTCCATAGCAGAAGCAGCATACAAGTCTATAGTCTTCTTATCGCCAGTAGCTAGGATGGCCTTGGTGACTTCGGGATTGTACATCTTGGCGTACAACCTCTGGTATTCTTCCGGCTTAACAAGCTTGAATAGTGCATTTGTACTCGACGGGTCATAAGCCCCTTGGATAAAGTCCTTACGTTCCTTTGGAGAACCTCCTCCCGCCACAATGCCGTTAATGGTTCCATCAATAAGGTCCTTGACTGCTGCACCTTTATCATTTGCACTCTGACGTGAGTTGACTACCCGAGATGCCGCGCCACCAAGAGTGTCATTGCCAAGAGCGACATTAGACAAAATTTCAGGCGTAAGATTTGAAACTGCCGTACGGGCCTGTTCGTTATTGTTAAGGAACGACTCTGCCAATGCGGGGCTGATTTTGCTGATCGCACTAGTCGTACGTAGTTCAGGGCTTTTGTTAAGAATGGTGCTGAGATCACGATCACTCTGGTACTGGTTGAGCTGGCTGTGGTATGTAGCCATGTTAAGGTCTTTGGCACCGATGTACGCCTCGATCTGGTTGTACGGGGCCATAACCTCGTCAATGATCTTGTTGACCTTCTCAGTCCCTACAACACTGTACCAATTGTCATTAGTGTCTTCACCGAGAGGCTTAGAGGCAGCAGCCAATAGCTTCTGGCGCATAGCGTTCTTCTGTTGCTGGAAGCTCATACCAAGCTGTCCAAACTCTTCGGCTGAAGGTGTAGTGCCGTTGGCCATACCAGCGTTGATCTTATCCAGACCCATAGTCTTGTTGAGTGTCTCAAAGTTCATAGACACAAGCTGAGAGAACTGCGACGTTACGGTTTCAGTAGCCTGCTCTTCAGAGAGTTCATTACGAGCCTTGAGATTACCAATACGAAGGTTCTCACTCTGTATTGCTTGATCCTGAGACTTGTACTTGGCAACATCTGCACGAAGCTGGTTCTTGTCGTACTTGTCAGGGTTCTCCCAGTAGTCAGGGGCGACGTTACCGATGTACTCGTCATTCTGGTTGAGCCAAGTTTGCCACTTGTTATCTTCGTTCTGTGAGGCTTGCTGCTCCTGATTAATCATATCCATAAGAGCGTTGCGGTACGCATTAGCCGGACGAACACCAGTGATGTCCTGAACAGCATTATCAACAATATCTTCATAACCCGGATACTTGGCACGGAGAGACTTAAGCTGTGCAGTCATACGACCATAGAAATGGGTATCCGTAATACGGCCCTGTTCGTAGGCATTCTGCATTAGTTTAAGTTGGTCAATACCATCAGCGACACCCTGCGGTGTTTCTGTGTTGCTAGTTACACCACTTTCACCAAGCAACGTTTCGTAGTTGGAGCGAGCATCCTTACGGATGTTGTCCTGTATGTCGCTGTCCTTCATCTTGGTAACAATACTAAGAGTGTCACCAATACCTGAGAACAACTTGTCGAACATGTTAGTGGCGTCAATACCACGCGACGCACCAGTGTTATCTGGCATGTTAGCGCGGGGAAGCTGTAGGTCCTGTTGAATAAGGTCAGCCATTGTTACTTTTTAATCCTGTTCAAATAGTCAGTAACGTTTTTCTGGTACTGTTCTGTAATTGCTTCAGTCAGTGGTTGTTCGTCTAGAGCCTGTTTCCAAACCCTATTGGACTCTTGAGTAGACATACCGTTGGCAATCATCTCTGTCTTGACTGACGTACGCATACGTGCAGCTAGTTCAGGGTCTGACTGATTGGCAGCCTTCTTAATGGTCTTAATCCATTCTTTCTCAAGATTACGCTTACGGTCCTTGATCTGCTTGGTAGCATCACTATGGGCAAAAGCATCACCAACACGGTCTGGGCTAATACCGGTAAGGGCAGCAACCCAAGCTTCGAAGGCATCGACATTAGTAAGAGTATTGTAGTTCTTGGATACCCAAGCACCAACCTTAGTAAAGTTGTAGTACTTCACTGCGTTGTCTACTGTACTAATATTACGAAGGACAGCAACAACATCTTCCATAAGAACAGGATACACTGTTTGGTCGTCCAAGTCAATGGCACTCCAAATACCCTTCATGAAAGGCTTTGCACTGGCTATAGTGTCAGCAAGGATTGAGCCAGAAGCACCAACCATCGTGTCACGCATCTCAGCATCACCATTCCACATGTCGTAGAAGGTAGTGATACCACCGGGGCCATAGCGACCACCAATGTCAAAGTCGTAACCTGTAGCGTACTCGACAATAGAAGACAAAACACCATCCATTGCGGGCTCTGCCCATGTACCGTCGATCTCTACTCCATTAGAGTAAAGTTCTTCCTTGAGGTAGTCTCTCCACGGCATGATTGCAGTAACACCAGCAGCACCCACAGGGGCACCGTACAAGAAGCTGTTCATAGCGAACAGACGAGCCTTCTCTACATTAGTCAGACGCTTACCAATGAACATCTCAGACATACGAGCCTGATAAGCAAAGAACTGCGTAGCCATTGAAGGCCAGCCCCTCTGCCAACGAGCATTGGAGTCGCGTGTCATGTTACCAGCAAGCAACTTCGCACGGTCCAGAACCTTAGCTCTGGCACTACGATCAAAGAGTGCTTTTGGATTTGCCTTACGCCACTGGTCATAGGCTGTAGTATAGCTGATGACACGAGGAATACGCTCACCGTTACGGAACATCAGTGTTCCCTTTTCAGTGATGAATTCACTAACTTCAGACAAGCCGGGAATCTTGCTACGCAGGGGCTTAATGTCAGGCCCACGCATATCATCCAGATAGCCTACGTCTTTACCCACGACATGGAAGCCACTCTGACGATAGGCATCAACAGCTTCAGTGAAGTGTTCTTCCTTCCACCCAAAGACTTTCATCTTCTTTGCAATACCAGCAGTCATCTTAGGATCGCTCTTGATGATCGCAGCAGCAAAGGCCGGATACGAAGCTGCACCCTTCACACCGCTCTTACCACCAATAGCCACAGCGTTAGTAAATGCCGAAGCCTGTAGGAATAGCTGAATAGGGTTGAAGAAGCCAAGCTTGCTGTGGAAGGCAAAGGAACGGGCGTAGACATCAACATTGCTGACAGTCGGGAGCAGGTGGTCACTTACCCAGTTAGCTGTCTTGTCCCCAAAGCGACTGTAGACAGAAGAAACAATCTTGTCTTTCTTAGCTGCAATACGCTTGGACACGTCAGACGAGTTATTGACAAGGTTCGAGATAGCCATACGGACATTCTCTGCCGCTTGCTTTTCAGCAGCATTTGCACCGGCCTTGTAGACAGGGTTCATCAGGAAGTCCACACCGAACACGTCCATCTGTTCTGGGGTAGTATCCAGAAGATGACTGAACTGCTTGTACCAGCTCTGTACACTTGAGATAGTGTAGTCGTTCATCACACGCGTACGGATGGTATCACTCATGGTATTACCAAGGGCTTGCATCGGATTGATGAACGGGGAAGTAGTCGAGCTGTACATGCCGTTGGCTTCAGACTTAACAGTGTCAATAATATGGTCTGCACGTTCACCAAGGAACCGTCCAGTTATACGACCGTTAAGGTTATGCTCACTACGAGTGAGGTTATTGAAGTACGGATTGGTCTTGGCAAGGTCAAGAACATCACCAGCAGTCTGACCAGAGCGGACAGCAGCAATAGGGTTGTCTAGGTTAATAGCGCCTTTTTGTACGTCTGCATAAAACTCCTGTGCGCTGAATGGCATCTTGTTGCGAATAAGGTCAACAGCAGCCTTACGATCTGTCTTCCAGAGGCGCAGCAATTCGTTATAGTCATTAGCGAACGCCTGAGCATCCTCAGCACGGTTAGCACTGTACAGGGTCTTGTCACCATGGTAATTGGTAGCACCATCACGGGTCTTGCGAAGGTCCGCCTGTTTGACATAGTAGCCATCCTTGTATATCTGGTGGCCACCTTCCTTGCGTGGAATGGACATGACAGACACACGTGAACGCTTTGCTTCTTTCACAAGAACAAAGGTAGCAGCTTCATCACCAAGCTGTAGTGGGCCATTGGCACTTTGAATGATCTTGTACTCTTTGGAGTTAACCAAGAGGTCAAGGGCTGTCTTATCGGTGTCCTTGTAGATTTTGTTATTTAGCTTCTTGGTGATCTTGCCACCGTCTACAACACGTACAGTGAAGTAGTCTTTGGAACCAAACGGAAGGCTAGTTACTTCTTTGCCTTCAAACTTGATGTTTTCTCCACCGAACTTGATCTCGAACTGCTCAATACCCATACGGGCCTTCTGCTTGTAGATGTCTAGCGAACGAACAGCAAGGTCCAGATCATTCATGTCTACAAACGTAAAGTAGGCATCTACCTGTTCAGGGGTAGGCAACTTACCTGTGCTGTTCTGAAAGGCAACTTCAAACTCACTTGCACTCTTGTAGTAAACACCTGTGGTGCCAGTGTTCGGGTTGAACTTGACCTGTGCTTCACCAATAACATCCGACAACTCATGCATCTGCTGACGGGGCATCTTCTTGAAAGGCTGCACCATGTCATGGACCAGATTAGCCATGTACTCTTCAGTCATAACGCCAACAGAACGCTGACCACGATTGAAGTCACTTACCTGATCGTTGGCATTACGGATGTAACCCCACATCTTTGTCTGGATGCTTGCAGGGGCCTTTTCTGTCGTCTCTAGACGTAGGGAGCGAAGACCACCAGATGTTTCATCAACATTCTTGGTTACTTCGACCGCGAAGCCTCCCGGATGCGAAACAACGCTATAATCTTCGGATTTGTTAACGAGTTTCTTTGTAAAGCTCTGCGCTTTCTGAACTGTTTCAAATAAGGTGCCGTCAGGCTTACCAAAACGAATAGTAACAGAATGCACATTGGCGATACTCTTTTCAGCAGGGTTCTCGATAACATCAATGACATTATGAGCAACATTGTTAAAGGTCTTACGAAGGCTATGGGAAGCTTCTTCAATTGCCTTGGCTACTTCAGTAGGGGCAAGACGCTCGATCAAGTCAGGCTTCTTCAGGAAGTCCAGCATACGGCTATTGCGGGCCACACTGAGTTCTTCCAGACGTGCAACAGCAACCGGAGGCAGCGAGGAATCCTTAAGCCAAGTCTTGTTAGG